ATATTGTGAATACGGGAATACCACGATCGGCTAGTCTGTTTAAATCTTCAAGCCCTAAACCACCAGCAGTAGTTCTTGCAAACAAATCTGTCATAGCATTTAATGTGCCAATACGATCTGTAGTGACAGAAGCAATGTCTGAAAACAACATTAATTGCTCATTAGTTGCTTCAAGCCCTGCTGCTCTTAATTTAACAAAACTATTGGTCAAAGCATCAATTTGAAATGGCGTTTGCTGGACTAAATCATTTAAGTTGTCAAATGCAGCAGCACCAGCATCAACGCTTCCTTCTACGGTGGATAGTGTTGTTCTTAAATCTTCAAATTGAGTTAGTGTGTTTATTACTTCCCGTGACGCTAAAGCAACAACAAATAATTGCATAGACGTGGCAGCAGACTTAGCTACTGCGTTCATGGAAGTCATTGACTTGCTCATAAGGCCAATGCTTTTAGCAGTCTTTTTAGAAGACCTATTTATTCGATCAAGAGACTTTTGAAATTTATTTAATTGAGCATCGCCTATAACTCCGACGCGAATATCATAATTAATAGACTTAGCCATTATTCATCTCCAACTGGCTTCGTTTGTTAGCCCAATATTGTCTTTTTGCTTCAGACATCCTAGCTTTAGTTTCGTCGCTGGGCTTGCGGCCTTTTCTAGTGGCACTCATCTTTGCTTTAGTTTCGCTTGATGCTGTACGACCAGTAGCAGATTTCGACATTTTAGCACGAGTTTCAGCCGTGTAAGTCTTACCTTCAGATCGCCAACGTTCCCACCGTAAGATAGAAGCCTCCGACATTTTAACTTTAGCTTCAGCAGTGTGACCAGCACGAGATTGTTCTCCACGTTTACGGCGAGCTTCGTCTCCAACATCGTCCCAATACTTGCTTATCGCTTGTTGACGCTTAACAATGGTGTATTCAGATTGTATATTTCCAGAAGCACCATCGCCACCATCAGTCATGTTTGCTAAAGTTCCTGTTTCTAAATCACGCCGACCATATAATGAAATTAATCTAATTTCCTCGGCAAAGCATTCAGCTTCTGTGCCTGAGAAAACAACATCTCTCTGCCAATCAGGATACTTGGCGCAGATGTTAGTATGTAGCTCATTACGTGATATGTGTTTCACGCGTTTGCTCTTACCTTTACCAACGTAGAAGGGTTCGCCACATGGTTTTTTATCTACATAAACATGATATTGATTATTAGCCATTATCACTTCCTTCTTGAACTGCTACCTATTCGAGTATCATTGCCAGCAAAAGCACCACCAACGGCTATTTCTATTGTTGGAACAGTACCGCCACCCTGAGACACGAATTTAAATCTAATTGATATGTTGCTTCCATATTGCTTTCTCAAAGCTCTAGTAACTTGTAAGAATATGCCTTGGCCTTTATATTTACCACCATCATACCTACCAACATAAAACCCATGTTCTAATGCTGTGGCATAAGGCATGAAGTTAGTTATAGAAACTATAGTGTCTTGAGTGTTGTTGACGGTTTTTAACTTCTGTGCTGTAGTTATAACACCATTGACTATAACTTGCATATTGCCAACATATCTGCCCGTCTTAGCTGGTGCCAACCTTCGTAACATTCTTATAGCCGTTGATGCTGCTTCAGTCACAGTTTCCCAATTACCTTCGGTTATGTAATCGTAAACAGTAGGGCTAGACCGTGTTCCTATTTTCATATACTTCGGGTCTAAAGTGCTTTCTTTTCGCTTCTTAACCCTGCCCTTTTCTGTGACATATAAATAATGAGGCGGCTTTTTATCAAGCATACCTTCTGAAACACCTTCACGTCTGGAACCCTTAACAACACCAAGAACTTTTGTTTGAATCCACAGAAGCTGCTCAACAGGTTCTAAACTTTTAGGAGGTATTAATTCTATACTCATAAACCAAATCCTGTCAGCATTGCATCTTCGTTATTAATTAAATTTGGCTTACTTTTACTAGGTTTATTTTTCTTATCATCGGTGCTGTTTATTTCCTCAAAGTATTGCACCCAACCCTGATATTCAGAAAAAGACATTCTATTTTCTATTTCTTCAACTGTGTAGCCTAGCGTGGCTGCTATGTGGTATAACCCAAGTTCAGCAGCCCCTAGTCGTTTCCCTCAGAATCCAATCCGTTAATGGAAGCAACCTCAGAAGCTAACCCCATATATTGACTCATTCCCATTTCACCAGCAACGTCATAGCCAATGGATTCGCCTTTTTGCTTTACGGCAGTGCCTATCAAATGAAGCTGCCCCTCATTAGCGTCTTCATTCATAATACGCATAATTGGCATCATTTCCTTAACGCTCAATTCCCAAACTTCGTAGTCGCCTACTTTCTTATGTTTTCTCATTGTTCTCACCTAAATTAAATAGCCCACCTAATTAAAGCTTGGCGGCATCGGTGAGCATAAACACCGCCAAGCTACCTAGACTAAACCTTAAAACAAGTGTTCAGCTTCGGATTTCAAAACGGCAGTGCCGCTATAAGCAACAGCACCTTCAAGTGGGATGTCCCAAGTGATTTGGCTGATAACTGCTGGGAATACAATGTAGCCATTATTAGGCAATGTAATTCTCCAAACTGTTTCTTCTTGAGTTTCTTCAAGTTTCAACAACTCTTTATAGTCGTTTTCACTAATATCAACGTAACCACCAAAGTCTACTGTACCAGCTTGAACAACTGACCCAGCCATTGACGCTGTAGGGTCACAGAATGTACCAATGCTGATGGTGTCTGGTGTATCACGATTGAACGTAATTTCTGACAAACACAAACATTGCATATCTGTTTCATCATAGCCATGCAAAGGTGCGCCAGCTAAGAAGGTGCTTGTAGATAGTGAAGCATCAGAACCTAATAAAGCAAAAGAAGTGTCTGTAACTAAATCAGAAATAATAAACCAGTTACCGTCTAGCTCAGTAATACCTGTGCCATCTTCGGGAATCCAAATTAAGTTTCCATTTTCTAATGTTTCGGTTGAAGCGGTTGTAATCACACTAGGGGCCGCTTTACTTGCACCTGTGGGAACTATGGAGACACCTACGGCTCCACTTTTAGTTACGCAGATTGTAGTACCTGCTGTAGATTGTGCCATTGATGTTCTCTCCTATGGCTATTGATTCGCTCACCGAATTTAACTTATAAAGTGTGTCTATAATTTATTATTGCAGACACTCTATAATCTCTGTCAGCAGACCCAAGCGTTGACTCTTGAATAGGCTCGTAAGCCTCATAAGCAAGACGACCTGACGGGTCTACCTTTTCCATTAGCTTTGGTATTATTTGTTCCATTGCAGCTATTGCAGTTATGTCGCCTTCGCCAGCAGCAGAAACTACCGTAATAGTTATAAAGCCTTCTTCTATAAAGCCCCTGTCACAGAACGTTCCCTCATTGAACTCTGAAGTGAATGTAACTGTAAACCATAGAATATCTATTGGGGTGATGTCTACGTTTATTGTATCATGGAATGGTACAGTAGAAGCTGTTGAAACCTCTGCCGCCCATTGCCGTGTTTTTGATCTAACAAATGAAGCACTCATATATTCACTTCCCTTTGCAATAAACACGGTAGAAGATTAATTTATTGTCAAAGCCCCGTTGTGGTTTAATGTCGGTGGCTGTGAAAATCTCAGTGTCAATAGTGAACCTATCAAACTTAGAAGGTGGAACAGGAAACGTATCGGCTTGGCATATAATCTCAACGCCATTGACCCCGTAACTATTAACCAATTCATTTTCAGAAGAACCGAAGCGTCTAATATGACCAATGATTTTATTAGTGGCGTTAGGCGGTTTAGCTTGTCGCCAAACTGGGCCATGGTCAAACGTTTGCAACACCACTTTTAATAATGCTGCATCGCCTTCTGTTTGCCAAGTCATGCTTCATTAATCCTATATAAATCTAATAAGGCTGCAAAGCTATTTAGAACGCCATTAGTGGAACCAGAACCGCCAGAGCCACCACCACCACTACCGCTGCTTCCTGTGTCGTATTCAATAGAACCTACACCAACGATAGAAGTCTTTTTAACTACGGAGCCTGAGATGATGCTACCACCGCCACCAGAGTCACCACTAGCACCACTGTAGATTATATCAAACAAGGGCCATAACACAGTTAGGATGGCTCCTGATATTTCTTCCCCGCCATCGTAATTAACAACGTACTTTGTATTGCAGTTGTTATTCTTTAAATACAATACGCCAGCTTTATTATCAGAAACGTGTTGAGAACCAGTTAATGATTTACCGTTCTCTGAAGTTACGCTGTTGATGGTAGTGATTGGGATTCTATGAACCTGTAAAGACTGCATAGTTGCATTTGGCACTATCACTTCTTCTTCACCAGCAACAATGCCAAATCTTCTATTGCAATATAACTCAACCAAACTCAATGCAACTTCCATAGAGCTTTCAATTAAGTCATCTTTAGAATTGTCTGTAATACCAAGACGTTCTTTTGCTGTTTCTAAATCAAAGCCCATCTATTTCACTCCCCCGTTTCCTTCTCTGCCTAATAGAACAGGGACGCAAACATAAAGCTGCCCGTCAGTAGGGTTTTTAGGGAAGTTTATATTACTCATGGTATCGCCCTCATATTCGTCAAAAGAACCTTGTAATAGCTCCATGTATCCCAATCATCGCTACTACTAATTAGTGGATGTGTTGTAAGGTTACACATCATCTGCTTGGCGGTGCGGCCCTCTCTCCAAGTGTTGCTATCAAGTTGGCTTTTAAATACAAGTTCATTGCCAAGAAAAACCTCAATGAAACTCCCACCCGTTGGCTCATACAGAGAAACATCTAAGAGTTTAAATTTATCGTTCCACAGCTTATTTAGGTACAGAGTGTTTCCTGATGCAATCGTCGAAGAACTGTCGTCAAATTTTTCTATTCCAAAATAAACATAACCACCTGAAGTTGTATCAGGTAAACTACCTTTACTCCATTTGGCATTGCCACGGCTGGTTAATGTAACTACTTCCGTAGTTTCAGTAAACAGTTCCCTAATCTTGGTCAAAGATGAAGTGGAAAAAGTACAAGTAGTGCCTACGATTGGTCTTGGGCCGTTTGTGATAAAGAATGTATTCCACTTATTACCACCCGTTACTTGGCTAAGTGGGTACGGGCCTTTGTCATTGATGTAGATACTCTCACCATTTTTAAAAAACCCTTCAGTGGGCGGTTTAACCCAATATTTTATTTGACCCCCACCAAAGTCATTATGCGCCATGCTAGGAGCAGTGGCATCCTCAACCAAACTATAGCTACCTACTACTTCAAAAAACTCAGCACGAAATTGATTTTGAAATCCTTGATCTACATACTTCTTAGTGACCACATGATCGTCGTCCACTCCGTCTCTGTTTAATTTGATGTGGTTAATAAATGATGTTTGAGTGTTCCCAACATATACTTTTGTATTTCCGTCATGCTGAATTGCTAAGTTTGAGTTTTGACCACTGTCTAGGAAAAGGGTTTTGACCTTTGAACCTACCATGTTAAGATCGCCTGTCATGCTGTCGCCTGCCTTCATTACGAAGGCTGTGGGTTCTGCGGTATCAGCTATGGTAAAGAATTTAAAGCGACAAGTATCTTCCATGCTTGCATCGGCCATAGGTCTGTTTGACCGTGAGTGTTCCACATCAAACATCCAGAAGGCGTTTGCCCCACCTGTTTCGTCAGACTTACCTGTAACTTTGTACAACCCATAATCGCCATCATCGGGTGAGAAGATTTCAAGGTAGCTACCAACTTCAACGTCATTGAAATTGTGTAGCGTCCCATCGGTGGACACTGTGTTTATAAATACCTGATCTGCCTGTGCAAACTCGCTAGTAGTAGTACCCATAGCATACATAGCAAACATGGCTGGACTAGCCGAACCTGCTGGATTAAACCTCCACAATCCTCTGTACAGCGTAGGGGCTATGGCGTCCATTTCTTTTTCTAGCTCTATTATTTCGTTTTGAAGATGATTTAATTCAGTACATAGTTTCCTAGTCTTAGATAAAGTACAGGTAGTGCCTACTGCTGGTTGTAGGCCTCCTGCTATGAAAAAGGTAGTCCACTTATTACTAGATGTTACTTCTTCAATTGTGAACGGACCATCTTCATTGATGTAGATACTATCGACATTACTAAAAAAATCTTTCTTGGGTGGTTTAACCCAATACTTGATTCTGTTATCATCAAACTTATAGGAAGCCATGGTAGAGCCACTAGCGGCTTCAACTGCATTACTATCTTTTAATACTTTGAAAAACTCAGCACATATATGATCTTTAATGTGGGGGTCAAAGTCCTCATGTTGTTGTTGGTGTTCTGGTACGTTAATCCACTGCTTCTTAGGTTCATTAAATACATAAACTACATTGGTTAATGGGTTGGTGTATTCGTCACCATCAACGGCTTTAGGCCATGCGACAGGCAAAGATACTGTCTGAGTGCTTTCAACTCCAGTAACGGCTGGAACACAAATAACCCAAACGATCTCGTTGTTTGTGTTCTTAGTAGCTACATAAAGAGCCAACTGGTCAGCATCAAACCACAAGTCACCTGCACGAATTGGCTTACCGTGGTTTCCTGTATTAGGCGGGTTTATATTTATTGTAACAGGAGGGAAGTCTAAACCAACAATACTGTCACCGCCTCCTAAAGATTGATTGGCTCCATGCATTAAAGCCCAATCGTTAGAAGAATTGTCTGGTATTTTTGATGTGTTTTTTAAGCAAACATACAAGCCAGAAAATGATGTTACAACATCACCTTTAACATAAGACTTTGATGTATGCCAATTCCCAGCATAACGCTTAATCTCTTGATCAATTTCTTCTGCTGGTGGTGCTGTTATCTCTAACAGAAATTCTTTAATTTGGCCGTCAGTCATTAAGACAGTTACATTACTGCCGTCTATTATAAAATCGTCAATACCAACGCCAGCAATACCAGCACGACCCTTTGGCCCTCTTTCACCATCTTTGCCACATATGTCTACTTCAAACCATTCACCGTCTTTATAAATACAAAACTTAGTGCCGTTTAAATAATAGTCGCCATTAATTGATTTATGACCTTCAGTCGGTGCAAGATAGGCTGGCATACGCTGAACACGGGTTTCTTTTGTGTCTCCTGTTGATAGTTCAGTTGTTAAAACAATCTCAGACTCAGACGCATCGTAGCGTTGAGTTACGTCAGTTAAACCTGTTAAAATATTCTCCCATGCGTGAGGGTCACGAGTGGGGTCGCCAATTGCCTTACGTGTGGACTGAAACAACCCGCCACGATGATTAATAACCACGCCTTTATCGACTTCTTGGTTTTCACTAATTTTTATGGGATTGATAAGTTGACGATCAATACCGTCTAAACCTTTTTCACCGTCACGACCATCAACGCCATCTATACCGTCAATGCCATTTTTAATTCCACTAATAGCAAAATCAACTTCATTATACGCTTTTTCAACAAGAGAATTATATTTATTTTTAGCTTCCTCAGTTGCTTCTTTAGCTGCAATAACCAAACCTTCTATATTATCTTTAGCAGCTTCTTCAATGTCAGAAATTCTTGCTTCTGCCTTATCAACTTCTTTAGCTGCTTTTTCAGCAATAGCCTCCAGGAGCGCCGTAGCGCCTTCCTGAGCATCATCTATCTTTTTGGTAAGGTAGCCTATGCTTTCCTTACTTGCGTCTGAGGCGGCTTGTATGGCGCTCTCAAGCTCTTGTTTGAGGTCTGATGTGTATTTACCTGTCTTTTCTACAACCTTAGTTTCTAATTCATCAATGCTATTAAGAAGTGACTTAATTTCGTTGCCTGACACATCTTCCAAAGCTTTTAAGTCTGCCATAAATGCAGCTTTGACTTCACTAACCTCATTAGGATCAGCAAAGTCTAAGTTGTCTATTCTGGCTTGTAGTTTCTCAAAGCGTAATTCAAAGTCTACACGTTCACCTTTGATGATCTCAGCTACGGCATTAAGTGTAACTTTATCCATTGATTAATTCCTTCAAGTAGTACACAGCAGCACCCTTTGATTCTTCTGGGTCTTCTTGTGGTTTTTCTTCCATTACAGGCTCAGTTGGCTCTGGAGGTTCATATCCCAAAGGAACCATCTGACTTTGAACGTAAACATTGTCGCCATGTTCAACATTAGGCAACCCACCCATCTTAGCCCTTGCTTCGTTGGGGCTCATCAATCCCTGCTGGATTGCACGCGTATATCCTTCAACACGCGTTGAGAAGTCGGTTCTAAGAAGCGCATCAACATCGAACTCTGTGAATTGACCTCTAGGAAGTCCAAAGAACTTATCAAACGAAAGCTCAATGTGTTCTAATACAAATCCCAAGCCACTAGAAAGCCATGATGAAATAAGTTGCTCAACGTTGTTGTAAGTTGCGTTTCTATAATCACCAACCAACGGTAGTGGTACACGAAATGAACGAGCTACGTCTTCAACTGTCATTTGAAATGCTTGTACCAATTGAGAATCTTGACTAGAAAGCGACATAGGCTCCCACTTAATGCCGTTTGATAATATTGGGATTTGGCCTGAGTTCATGTCTGTGCTTTGGTTTTCCCAAGCTGCTCTTAGTTGACGCATTTGATCAATATTCAGTTTCATGTCTGTAGACAAGACGCCGCTAGGACGGCTCATGTTATTAAAGAAACTTGCTTGGTGGTTTGTAATTGATTTATTAGCAGCTACGCTTGCTGCTGCGTGTTCTATCGGACTCACGCCTATCAGGGGATGGCGTGGCGTGTGTAATCTTATATGTAATATATCTCTTGATGGAATCATTGCTGACAATTCACCAATAAAAGGATTATCACCACAAGCATAAAAAAGAGTCTTTGTTTCTGGCTCAATATAAGGTGCCGTGTTTGCTGCCCTTAAAAGATGTAAAGATTCAAATTCATTTCTGTTGTTGCGTATGCCGTAAGCATAAGCATTGCCGTTAAGCAGTAAGTCACTAACAAGGTTCAGCATAAAGTCTGAACGTGTTTGATATTTGTTGGGTTGGTGTAAAATGCGGGAAAGTGAAGAAGCTTTAATCCTCACTTTAGTTTCGTTTTCATCATATTTGAAGTGGTCGCCATATAAACTAGCGATAGTTTGAGCATAAGCATCAACACAGGCGTGAACGATAGCCGTGGGACTATCGCTGCCTTGTATGTTTTTACCAGTTTGCCACCAGTTCCATTCCCAGCTATCAGGAATATATCCACCAGTGACAGGTAAGTGTCCCTTTTCAGTAGCTGGAGCCTTGGCCTTAAATATCTTACTCATAAGGGATGCCATCTGGATTTACTCGCTATTCTTTTTACGCTTTGCCTTCTTGCTCTTAGTAGGCTTTACATATTCTTCAATCTTAGCTTCTGTGGCTTCTACCACATCAGCAACATTTT